GAGTTATAGTTATCAACAAAATCACGCTGTACTTGTAAATTATGCTCCTGTATCTCAAGCCGTTCTGCCGCTGTCTGTTGCTCGGACAATAGTATTTTATCCTTTGTATCTGTTGCAGCGTCAACAAGTTCCTGCTGCTGGCCTTTGTATTTATCAAGAGCCTGTTGATTTATGTCGTTCCACCTATCAAGCGTAGCTTGCTCTACATCGTTAAGCTCTTCGCCATTTTTGCGCCGTTCTTCTAGGCTTTCCGCATATGCACCGTCAATTTCAACCAGCCCGTCCTTGATTGCTTCAACATAATCCTGCTCTGCAACTATTTCTTTTGCTCGAATACCTTCAATGCTATTAAATTTCTCTAATTCAGCATCAGTTAACTGCGCCCCCGCATCAATAAGGGCTTGTATGTTTGCAATTTCTTTATCTGTCATTTGCTCACCTATTTTTTGGTGCTCGTTGATGGCGTTTATTTGCGACCTGTAAGAATCCATCGCGACTTGCGCCTGATACTGCGCAGCGTCTGCCTGATCTTGCGCATCCTTTACGAGCTGCTTAGCAGTGTCGGAAAGGTCATCCATGCCCTTATCAAGCTCTTTGTTTGCGTCCTTAAGCCCCTTGTTTTCTAACGTCAAGTTGTCAATATCTTTCAAAAGCGCATTATACTCGCCCTGCAGAACATCAGCCTTCTCTCCTGCACCTTCCATTCCCGCCGCAGCTTCATTTTGCGCGATTGTCATATCGGTGTATGCCTTATCGGCTTTCTTACTAAGGTCATTGATAACCTCTTGATTGTCGGCTATTTTGCTTTGATTCGACGCAACCTTTTCCAGTGAAGACGCGAGCAATATCTCAGCTTCTTTCGCTTGCACGGCAAGCTCATTACTACGCTCCAACATTGCGATTGCAGCATCATATTCTGATTGTGCATCAATAACATCGTTCCATGCGTCTTTGTTTCCGAGAAGCTCGCCGGTATTTTCATCTACCATTGAATTGAGTCCAGAGTATTGCGACGTAAGCTGCTGTATAATCTGCTCCATTTTGTGCTGCTCATACGTGGTGCGTTCCGTTTTCACCTGTAATTCAGCTAATTCATTGGCTAAGTTCTTTGCCTCAAGTGCATTATGTTGAATTGAAGCCATGTTTTTTTCATATTCAGCAGAACTTTCAGCAGCAGCCCTTGTTAGTTCCTCCTGCTTTTGCACAAGAGATTCTGCTTCCGCTCTCGCCGCTTCCGCTGCTGCATTCGTTCTATTTACCGCATTCACGATTACCGCAATGAGCGCGGCGATAAGCGTAATAATAAGCACAATCGGGTTTGCGAGAAACGCTTTATTTAATACATCAACCGCCTTTTTAAACACGAGGGTAACAGCAGCACCCACAGACATCTGCCCGGATAATACCATCGTTGCCACGCCTGCCAGTGTTTGGCGAAGTGTCAATTCTCCCGCTGCGGCAGTAGCACTTACCATGCCTTTTGAATAAAGTAATAACGCAGTGTTACCCACAGTCATAACGGTATTTATAGCCGCCATTGACTTCTGCACGGTTTGCAGTATTTTAAATGTTGCGAAAGCAGTAACCACCACCGTAGCGGCAACGCCGACTTTATCAAGGTTTTTAGCCAGTGTTTTTAGAACGGATTCAACGCCTTTACCGAAGCTTACCATCCCCGCTTTCACATCAAACACTGCATCAAGCTGCTCTAACATAGCCGCCGTACCACGCGCAATAGCGGCTTTCATGTTGTCCTGGCTGCCCTGCCAACTTGCACCAGCTTGTTTTGCAGCACCCGCAATAGCAGGGAATCCCGCCGTCCCAGCCTTAAACGCCCCGTTCATAGCAACAATAAAGTCTTCCGTCTTAAGCTCACCTTTGCTCATCTGGTCGGTGACTTCTTCGGTAGACTTGCCAACAGCAGACGCATATATCTGGATAGCAGGAATACCCGCTTCAAGCATCATCTGCATGTGTTCCATTGTAACATTGCCCTTGGTTCCCATCTTCTGCAATGCGTTAGAAACAGTTTCCAATTCAGCGTTGGTGCCTTTAGTGTAAAAGGCTATTGCGTCGCCCCACGCTTCCATTGTGTCCGTAGCCTTACTGACTTCCATACCAGACGCTACAAACGCCTGTACGCCCTTTGCGGCGGTATCTAGGCCAAATGCTGTACCCTGCACAATAGCGTTGGTTCTCTCAAGCGCGGCATTGGCTTTATCCGTGCTGCCTGTCATGGTACTCATTACCCTAGAAAACTGATCCATAGTGTCAATGCGGCGCATCGCCTGATCTACGGAATCCGTAATCATACCAAATACTTTGGTTAGGGTTTGCTTCATGACTTCAAAGATAGCCATGCTTTTAACCATTTCGCCCTCAAGCCCTTTTAACGAGCCTTGCAGCTTAGATTTATCCAGATTTACTTCAATTTTTACTCCGCCGTGTGCCATGTGTTATCTCCTGTTTTTAGGTATTAAAAAACCACCTGTAAGGTGGCGTGTCCGAACCTATATCTTGTATTCTATAACAAGTAATTCTTGGTTCTCTCTCAAAACCTGATACAGGCCTGTCGCAAGGCTTTGTGTCAGGTTTTCTTCTTGCCAGTCAAGCCCACATGCAAACAAAATACCATGTATGATTTCATGCAAAAGCGTTATGCTTTTAGCATCGCTTTGCAACGAACTATCAATTTTTATTTTTTGCTCCATTACGTTAATTTCGCCCAGTCTCATTTCTTCTTTGGAAACGCATTCAGTTTCCGCGATATCGTAATCAACGCCCAGAATCCTGATTTTCATATTCCCTCCCATTAAAAAACCACCTTCCCGTGGGTTGGTGGTTAGCATTGCTTATTTATTGACAAAATAAAACCGCCCATTGCTGAGCGGATTATTGTTTCAGCCGTTATAAAGTAATATGTTTTTCTTCTAACAACTCTTTGTGCTGGCCTAGCTTTGCTACTTTATGTAATCCATTTACAAAATCTTCGTAAAATGCTGTTGCGAGTTCTATTGATATTGCTTTGCTTTCTTCCGAATCTGCCGCACTATAATTTACCACCAGGAACCGCTTTTCATTTACCTGTTGTTTTGTTCCTACGCCCGATATTGCCCCTACCGTAGCACCCAACCCTCCTAGAAAGAGACCGCCAATCATGGCACGTCCTACAACGCTCTTTGATTTTTCAATGATTTCTTTTTCCGTGACTACTTGCGCATCTTTTATCCTTGAATAAGGCAGCTCTGCCGACTTGTCGTCGCTATCTTGTCTTATCAGAAGCGCCTCTGGTAGCAGATAAATCTTAACGATTCGCCGCTCGCCAATGTTGGGCACTCCATCAGCTAAAACTCCTGCAATGTTCACATATCTGGATATCTGTTTTTTATAGTCGGCCTTTTCCTTTTTTGCTTTACGTATTATTTCTTTTTCCTCTGCGGATTTTTTATCAAATAGCCCCATAACACAACCAACCTTTCCAAAATGATACCCACATTTTACCACTAGGGCGGCAGGAAATCAAATGCTGCCCCATTCGTCTTCGTAGGCCTGCGCTGTCTGCGCTTCGGCTTCCAGTTCTTCAAGCGTTAGCTTTTCGGGTATCTGCACCTTGTCTTTGGCTCTTTGTGCGTCCAGAAGCTCCTTGCCTTTCAGCCCCTTCAAATCCATGAATCGGGTGTGCACCTTAGACGATAAAGCACCCTCACGCGCCATTATGCCGCCCAGCATAGCTAAGAATGTGTACCAATGCATGGTTGATTCCAGTAAATCAATTCCGTATATCGCTAGAAAATCAGCGTATATCTCGGCTGCGTCAAATTCCCAGTCCATGCGCGGCGGTTCGTCGTTTTCTTCTGGCGCGTCTCCGGCCCGGATGAAATCAAACATCTTGTCAAGCGCATCTTCCGGCTGTTCGTCCACATAGAAGAAATGCAGCGCGTCTTCCAACGCCGCCATAATACCGTCTTCTTGCTCGTTCAGTAGGCGCAGTATCATGAGGATCGTTCTAAACCCCGCGTCAATTTCGCATCCGTCTATTTCCTCCGGCAGAGTATCGCAGCGCCGTTTTGATAACGATAGCATTACTTCGCCTTTTTGCTACCTTCAAGTGTGTTTTTCTCGCGGCGTTCCTGCGCTTTGTATTCGTTCACCGCCGTAAGTACGCTTTGCACTACTTCCAAATCATCGTCAGAAGTGAAATAACTGCCCGCCGTGATTTTCTTGTACGCGCCTTTGCCGAACATCTTCTCAATCAACCGCATTCCCGCTGTTTTTATGTCTGTAACCGTCTTGCCGCTCGACACCATAGCGTCTACGGCTTCGGCTGGTATGTCCTTTATGTCATCGCCCATTTTGTAATCGGGGATATCCGTTTTGTTTTTGATAACCTCACCGGATGATTCCATGATAACCGCCAAATCTGCGGCAATATCCGCTTCCGAAATCTTCAACGTGAAATCCTGCCCGTTTATGCTGATAGGCGGTAATTCCTTCTTGCCAAAATTAACAATAATGCCCATGTCCATATCTCCTTAATTTGAATAGAGAGGGCCGATTAAAGCCCTCCCCCTTCGTTCTACTCTGCTGCCGCCGTGAATACCGGCTGCCCGTCCGTAACAACTGCCGTGCCTTTTGTGGCCGTGCCGCGCTGTTCAATTGTGTAGGTGATCGTACCCGCCACAATATCGTATGTGTCAATCGTGATCAGTGCTTCAAACTGAATCGCCACGTTGGGCGAACCTGCTTCCGTGCTTGCTTTCTGCTGGTACACAATCATACCCTTGCTGACAGCGTCACTACCCGTTGCTTGCTGGTTGTACAAGTCAAACACATAATCATAAATCGGATCGCCGATATACGCCGCCTGTGTCTGTGCGACCGTTGGCTTGTAGCTCTTAAGCTCTGTTGTCGGACTTTCATCCGCAATGTAATCAAACGTTTCCTGCTCGTTGTTCATTGCGATCGCAAAGTCCGTTGATTTACCCGCCCTTTTCCACGTTTCGGTTTCTTCGCCCGGCGTTGTGTCCAAAAACAGGTAATTCAAATGCTTTTTTACCCTTGTCAATTCTGCCATTTCTATATCTCCTTTAAAAATGTTAGTCTTGCGGGAAACTGAAATATCGCTATCCCGCTGTCGTTGTCAACACCTGCTATTGTTGGCATATCGGACAGGTTTTGCAGTTCATAGCAGCTGTACTTTTCCCCAAAATCAGGGTAATTCTCGTTGCGTTCCTGCTCGTCTATCCAATCTTGCCACTCGCGCAGCGTCATCATGTTTTCTGTGTTCAAATCGTCCGTGGTAGTGGAAACGTCAAACGAAGCCTGCATCATGAAATCGTATGTGACTTCTTTATAATCGCCGATGAAATCCGCTCCGCTTTCTGTCGGTATCGGTATAATCGCAACCGCGCCATTGTGAGCGTTGAGCCAGTAAAACAACGGATTTTCCGTCAACGATTCATTTTGCATAATCCACTCTTGCAGTGCTTTGTCTATGTTCATTTTCCACCTCTGTTTACAAACGCCTGCATGCTTTTAGCAAGCGCAGCGCCTTTTCCTGCGGCCATTGCAGCCCTATCCCAAAATGCGGATGCCAACGGGCTTGTGTACCTGAGAGGATTTCCTTTTTTGGACACACCATTATACTGGTAATTTGCGTATGGAACTTTATGCCAAATAACCGCTTTAGTCTCTGTTGTTCCGCTATAGTCCACGTTGTCCCGCAGTTGCCCTTTACGCAATGGCGTAAATGGCGTATATAGTCTATGCCACTCCCGCGCCGCAAACTCCATCAGATTTTTGTTTACACCAACGTCACGGATAACCCGATCAATCGTCATATACCATTCAAAGCTGATATCCTTTGCCATCAGAAGCCCTCCAACCGATAGTGCTTGCCGTGTGCCACCCTGGTGTTGTCCTCAATGCTCTTGATTGTCATTACGTTTGGCGACAGCGCGGTTTTTACTTCGGATTCACGGTTAGGCGTAACACCCGTGATTTCTGCGTCTACCTCACCCAGCGCCAACAGATCGCCTTTTTGCAAAGTGAAGTACCCGGATTTGTCTTCAAGTATCTTCCATTCGCTTTCGGACATATACTGCTCGCTCGGCGGCATGATAACCACATAGGTATTTGCCACGCTTGCCGATGCGACTTCCACCGCACCAATACAGGGATAACCGTACGGAACCACCCGTCTTTGTTTGCTGCGTTTTTCCACCTGTTCCAGATGGTTACGCTTTGGCTTGCGCAAAATATATTGATCACCTCCCTGCATGAAAAAACCGCCTTTCGGCGGCCTTTTGGTTGCATTCTTGCTTGTTATACTTCATTTGTTTTTGCAAATTCACCGAAGTATTTCTCGGCGGCTTTGTCGTACGCACGTGCTGCATCAACCTTTTGTTCGAATACTCCTAAATGGATCATTTTGCCGTTCACCTGTATTGCCGCTCTCCACTTTTTACAGCCCCTGTGCCAATGCACGCCTTTGTAACCGCTCGTATTTGTCATTGGCTTTTTTGAATTAGCGCTATTTTGAGCGTTGTTACAAATTCTCAGATTTGACCTTCGGTTGTTTTTCCTATCACCATTTATATGGTCTACAAAGTCTTCACCCTTAGCATCAAGCAATATCCTATGCAGAAGCACGGCGCCACGATAATCACCATTGCTCCTTACATATCCATACGCATTTGTGTGCCAAGTATGTTCCATCACAAACTTAACATCCGTAAGATCAATCCAAAACTCGGTTGGTGGCTTAGTATTCGGATTTGTTACTTTTGCACTATCCCCGCGCACCATGTAAAACTGCGGGCAACGCACGCCGCCGCGTTTGAAACAAGCATAATCTGCGCCCTCCACCACGCACCCATTTTCAAAACGCAATGTGATGTCGTGATACCCATTGTCAGCTATTATTTCAGCCAACAAACCATTCTTCATTTTTCTTTTTTCTCCGAGCCTTTTCGGAGGGATAGATATTGATCCAGCAAGAAAATTCGCGTATTTTTTAGAACGAGCGGTATCTCCACTTTCAAATTGAACATCGATATCCACCGCTTTTCTGTATGCTATAATCCTTGCCGCCATTCCGTTGTTCATTATTCTCGTTTCGCCTGTTCTATCAGTTCGCTTATCTGTTCGCATAAAAATAAAACCTCCTATCGTTTCGTCCTAATTTATTAACGTGGGAAGCGCGGTTAGGAAGCCGCGTTTATCGCTCTGCAGAAGCTATCCCACATATTAATTTTACCATAAAACAGGCAAATAAGAATGCATGATACTCTGAATTTTGCCTTGCACCACCTCGGCGCTTTGCCCGGATGTGTCCAGCGTTTCAGAATATCCCTCATTGGAAAAAGACTTGATTGCCGCGCCTGCATCGCCGATTGTTTCCTGCTCCTGTTTATGCAGCACGTCCACAAGCTCACAAACGCCCCTCTGATTCATTTCAGCTATGCGCTTGACTTCCGCATCGGCTGAATCATCCGGATGCAAATCTGCGTCGCTGATGCGGTCAAACGTGTACTTGCGCACAACCGTTTCAGCGTTGTAGGCGTACCGTTCGAATTCAGCTTCCGGCACAGCAGAATATCCGTATTTCTCGTACTCTTCCCGATTGATATACATTCTCATTCACTCCATAAGAAAAGGGCGCTTATTCGCGCCCCTCGTCGTTCTTTTTGGCTTCCTGCTTTGGCCTTACGGCCTTAATGTACTTCTTGTCCAGCAGATAACCCGTGTGTTCCTGTGTAGCGTGAAACCCGTTTTTCGGGTAACTGTCGCCCACAGCATAGGTATATCCACCTTTCAGCAATACGCCGTTCTCGCCGTCTGCAAAAGCCTTGATTACTTCATACATGCCAATACCTCCTATTTTCCACCCTTAGCGGGCGCAGGGGTAGGCTTTGGAGCCTTGATTGGCTCCGCTGGCTTGGTAGGCTTTGGAGCCTTGATTGGCTCCGCTGGCTTGGTAGGCTTTGGAGCC